AAGATGAGTACGTCATTGTTGCTAGGCGAGTCAGCAGAAACATTGCTTAGGTTCTCAATGTCTCCCGTAGCAGCGGCAGTGGTGCGCTCGGCAAACTGAATGAAGTAGGTGAATGACCCGCCTTCAATGTTGGCGATAAGTTCGTCACCATCCTCCAGAACGATGGGCGCGGTGAGACACTCCGCCGCCTTGTTCGCTGGGTAGTCCGCTCCACTATCGAGATCCCCAAAGTCAGCCTGAAAGAAAGACTTGGTAAGACCCGACCCATCATTCTTCGCGATCTTCAACTCCACACCGGTCAGTACGCTACCTGTCTGAAACTTGCATACAACAGAATTTACGATGATCGTGTCGATACCCGCCCCCGGCGTAAGTAGCACTATGTCTGAGCTTGCCTGAGATATAGTCTGCTGCTTGCTTCTGTAATTTATTGCCATTGCTTAATTTTTAATCTCCGGTACGATCTGTGTGTGATCTAGTTTGGACACTAGGATTCGCCTTCGAGGTCAAGCCTGTAGTTGGGCGAGTTGACAACAGCTTGTTCATCTCTTCCTCTTCCTGAACCTGTTTAACGAGAACTATCTGACTCTGATTGTCATTGATCTTACCCTTCTCCTGATCCAAGTCGATGGCGTTTTCAATGGTGATCTTGTGCATCTTTCTGCCATTGCGACTTATCCTGCCTCCGATATTTTTTCCTGGGGCAAACTTACCGGTGGGCGTGCCCTTACCCTTACCGCCACCGATACCGATGGGAAAGGGTGAGTCGAACAGGGAGCTCTTCTCCCTTTCGTGCCCAACCTTCAAGAACGAACCTTGAATACCCCCATCCATTGTCCAGCTAAAACTGAGTGGCATAAGGAACTCCGTGTTGCTCTTGTCGCCCACCAGCTTCTTAAACTCAATAACATGGAAGGGGCTGAGCAACGCATCCTGCTGACTCGACTGACTAGGTATCAAAGTCATATCATACACCACGCGACTCTCTCCAAAGAGATCGAGAAAGGCGTTGCACACGTAAGAGTGAAGGGAGTCATACACGATAGCCGGAACGAGGCTTCCCGCAACATCACCCGCTGAGTGACCCCTCCACTGCAAAGTCTCTGTGTATTTGTCGGCAACTGTGAGGAAGTCGTCCGGATCATTGCTTGCCTTCCTATTAGCCCAAAGGGTGCCTCCAACGTGAGTGTTCACGAAAGACAAACGAGACCCAATGCGTGAAGATCCGAGCTGAGCGATCTCATATCCATCACCACCTTGAATCTTGGTCACAAAGTCCTGAGTCTCCTCTCCGTTACCGACAGTCACACGCATCGCCTCATTGTGGATGTATTCAGGAAGAGTTCTCCAACTTCCAGAGCCATTGTACCTTCGATAACCACCAGTTCCATCCGCGTATGCCGTTCTCCATATAGGGTTATATGACGCACCATTGTTGGGGCGCGGGCCTTCATCGTGATTCCAGTACGAATACCCCTGCTCGAAGAAGAAGGATTCAAAATCGAGAATGCTTCCGTCATCAAAATCAAAAGGAAGGTTCACTTCGAGCTGACCTCCATAATACTGAATGAACGTAGAGTCTTCGCCCTTTTCATATTGGACTCCCTGACCCTCTTCGCCTTCATCATTCTCTAATTGACATCCGATAGGTGCATAGTCGGGCGCATACAATCCGTACTGCGCGTCATAATTTTCGTAAGTATCGGTGCCCCAACCATCATCAGCCTTGGCGATGTTTCCATCAGGGATGATAAACTCCACCCACGCATCACTAAAATTCTGAGATTCCTCCTTAACCCAGTTTATTGCCTGATAGACCTTACGGTAGTATGATCTGTTACTTCCAAATTGAAAAACAGTCCCGTCGTCAAAGTAGTAATAGCCCAACCCATTATTATCAATGTTGATCCCGTCCGGGCTACCATTCGTGTTTACGTGAGTAGTCACCGGCCTTCTTAGACGATACTTCGTTCCGTCTGTTGTGGTGACCTCAATACGCAAACGCATGATAAGCGTCTTACCCACATGAAACTCCCTGAAGGCGTCGCTCTCCAACGCATAGCTAAAAGTCTTTTCACGAGTGAACTTAGTGGTATCACTGAACTCAATCTTCATGGTCTCCCCACTCTGGAATTCCAGATCGTTGACGGTCTTGGCAGGGAAGCCTGTGTAGTCCGTGATGTCAGCCGGGAACTTAAAGAATGGGAGATCTACAGAATCCTGACCGGCAGGGTCTGTGGGGAATCCCTGGTCTGTAGAGGTGGGCGATCCGGCAATGTAATTAGGCGAACGATACAAGTACTGATGCCACAAGTCCCTACGGTTTCCATCCACAGCAGCGAACAGACTCGTTTGGTACGGCTCCAACAAGCCCGATGATATCCACGCTGCGTGCTGTACATAGGCAGCAGCCGCAGAAAGGTCGATGTGGGAGATTGTGTCATCGAGAAAGTAACCCTGACAGTAGAGCCAGTCGCTACCCCCCTCTTCGTGAGTGAGGTTAGCCTGAAACATAGGCAAAGAACGCCTCTTAACAGCACCGTTCAAAACCTCGTAGAGATCGTCGGCGTCTGTAATCAAATAGTCATTTTCATTACTGCCTATAACATCGCCAGAGGAAGCGCTAACATTGTGAAGAGTCTCCCACGTAGGCGTCTGAGTAGAGTTGAACTTGTGCTTGACACTCGCTACATTCTTACCCTTCATCGTCGCGACATCGAGTCGGCACATGAAGTTGATGTATCCATCGAACATACAAGCCGTAGCGCCAAAAGCCTTACAGACATCTTCCAACACATCTGATGTGGCGAAATAGTCCGGGAGAGCCGGTAGCGCCCTGTGACGATCAACCTGCTTCTTGGGCTTCATGAAGGTTTCACCACGAACTCGTAAGTATTCAAACTTGGAGTCGTAATGATGGAACTCTGCGTTTGCGTCTCCATTAGGTCGCGCATCAGGAAACCCAATCTCGCTCATCACCCTTACATGGGTACTGGCGCCCTGATTTGTCAATACGTAATTCTCGAAGGCTGCCCTAGCCGGTAGCTTTTTGATGATCTCGTGAACCCAATATCTCAGGTCCTGAAAGCCCTCGTACTCGTTACCACTCAGAGTCTTCCAAGGCTTGCCGCGCAGTGAAGCCAGGCCGTCCGTAAACTCCAGGTCGATGATGTGGCGCCTGTCGGCAATACGAATGGTTGTACTTTCAATGACGAGATGACCGTACCAATAAGGATGCGATACTGTACCCCATTTATCAAAGAACAAAGCAAAGACCCTGCCTTCTTCGAGATCGAGTAGATCATCCCAAATCTCCAACTGAGCATCATCAAGCACCGACGTGAATGACAGCGTAGAACCCATAAAGGCAGACATAAACCTGTCTTGGTCCCCTCCCCAATCAAGCGTCATCCCGGGAGAAAGGAGGTCCATCTCACCCCCAACAGCAATGTCTTCATCAGAGATATGACCGATGACGATGCGGTACTTTTGCTTGACGCTATTGTTAGACGGCTCACCATACTGCTGAGCATACTTTGTGTCGAAGGTATAGTTTACAGCCATTATCCGAATGTACGATCCATAGCGCGTGTGCCACGCTCGTTAGCAAGGACGATATTGTTGCCGCTGATGCGTCCCCCAAGCGCAAGTTGAGAAGAGCCGCCCATGCCCGGGCCGCCAACCATAGCGCTCTTAGTGCCACCACCAGGGATGCCGAATCCAGCACCGATAAATCCACCGAGACCACCAACAGCGGCACCAAAGCCCGGGATGAAGATGGAGAGGATTGCGAAGACGGCGATAAGTGTTATGAGTTTACCGATGATGGCAGTGAACATCTTCAGGAACCCTTCCTTGAGAGACTCGAAGAAATCCTTTCCGTCGGTAGTGGCCTCTACGAAGGCGTCTCCGATAAAGCTCATCTGCTGCTGGACGACACCGACAATGGCATTGATACGCTCCAGTCGCTCCACGGTAGCGGTGGCAGTAGCAAGCTGCGACTGCAAAGTCTCCATGGTAAAGCCAGAGCCCGCTAGAACATCCTCATTGTTGAATGCCCGAAGCATCAGGTCCTGAAGGATGGACAACTCACTTTGAGCAGCCTGTAGCGGCTTGATGAAACCAAGCGTAAGCTGATCTGTCACCTGCTCCAGACCGAGCGCAGTATCTTGGAACGCCTCTCGTCCAGCGAAATCTTGAATAGATTCACCCAGCTCTCCCATAGCGAGAGCGTTTTCTCTGATTGCGTCGTTAGTCTCTAAGAGCTGATTACGGAAGGCCACATATTCGTCAATCTTCTTATTGACTTCTGCAAACTCATCACTGCTTGTGTCGAGTTTTGTGGATTCCAACACCAGCCCAGCAATAGCTTGTTCGATCTTCTGGACGTCGATGAGAGCCGTGCCGTCTCCGAGACTAAAGGCGTCGTCGATAAGGTTAGCCTTGTCCGGAAGAGCGTTGAAACTCTTTGCAAGCTTATCTACCTCTGCCGCACTATCGTCACCCAAGAGACGGATCTTAGCGTTGAGCTTATCAATCTGAGTAATAAGCCTACCGTCCGCAAGACCCAGGTCTATCTTGAAGTTCGTGGTCTGTGTTATCGCCGATAGTCGCTGAACTTCTTTGTTGTAAAACGCAAGCAGATCTAAGGCGTCTTGATCAACCACTCCCTGTCCCTGCAATCCAGAGATAAGGGTCGTCAGACGGGATACCTCAGAGCGAGCGAATGCAAGAGACTCAGTGATGCCCCGGTCGCTTAGGAATTTATTCAGCGACTCTGCCGACGCCGATGCCTCTCTAAGCCCCTCAATCTTCAATTCCCTGTCTAGGGATGCTTGAAGATCCTTGTAAGCCTTGTTAGTCTCTACAAATAAGAGCGCGAGGTCAACCTTACCTGCCGCGACAGACTTGACGATAAAATCATCAATGGACTTGACAATGCCGTCAATAGCCTTCTTACGATCTTCTATGGAACCCTGCTCATCGTCGAACTCTTCACCCAACAGACCGCCAAGGCCACTATCTTGAGTAAATAGTACGTCACGCAAATCGAGTGACTCACGAGCCAAGCTTGCGATGTCGTCCTGTACAGAGTTTATATCGCCACTGCTGTTTCCAAACTCAGCGACGACGCCCTTGAGAGCTTCCTTCAGCTTATCGAAAGCCTCAATAGACTCCTTAGCTGAAGCGTCATCAGAGAAGATACCGCCAAAACCTTCCGCAAGGAACTGCGCTGCCTTTGCAGCGGCAAGCTGCTCCTCTAGGCGCTTCGCACTTTCCTCTTGGAACTTAGCCAACAGATCCGCTTGGACTACGCGATCGGCGTCGAGCTGAGCAATCTCCGAGAGGATGTTTTCTATAGTACGATACTGAGGAGCAAATTCCTCCAGGATTTTAGCGTCCGCTTCAAACGCACCGCCCTCACCAAGAAATCCGGCACCAGAGAACAAGGCGTCAAGCTCCGCGACGAGCATGGCGCCATCCTGACGGAAGCCGGTGCCGAGGTCCGTAAAGAAGTTTTGGAACGGAGTACCTTTCTGAGCATTTGCAGTTGCAAGAGCTTCATCAATACGCTTCAGCGCCAACTCAATCTCAGTCTCCTGAGCCGCCAGTTGCTCTGAACTGAAGATGCTAAGGTCTAGATCATCAATCCTCGTCTTGACGAGATTTAAGTACGCATCTATCTCTGCTCGTGAATCAGCGTTGTCAAGGATCAACGCAATACTACGCTGCTTCTCATCCCCGATTTGCTCCTGAGCAACACCTAAGTTGTTTTCAAGACCCAGCTCCCGAAGCTCAGCAGTTCGATTGGAAATAGTGCTTTGAAGATCATCAATCTCTGTCAGATTTTGACGAATCCTTCTGGTGTTTCGATCGACTACCCTCGCAAAGTTTTTGAAGGAATCCTGTAGCTGATTAGTACCGAAGCTCTCCAAGCCGTTGAGCGTATCGGAGGTCCTCTCAATGGCCGTTGTGAGCCTTTGAGTCGCCTCTATCTTCTCTACAGTACCCAGTCTATCGTCGGTGGCTACCTTATCGAGTTCTTCGTTAAGAACCTTTAGGGATCCTGATACCTGCTCAGCTCCCTCCTGCGCAAACTTCTTCAGGTCTTGAGTGATCTTCAAGAACCCCTCACGAGAATTATTGAGAACACCAAGCGTTTTGCCAATCTCAACCTTAGAGGCGATACCTAAGCTAACGATTGCGGCAATGGTAGCGGCGATGAGGCCAGGTGCAGACAGGAAGGTCGCGGCAAGAGCGGTACCAACCTGAGTAACCAAGAACACAACAATAGGAAGCACCGCTAGGAATGTCCCTATCGAAGCCACCATCCTGATAGTCCCCTTGTCAGCGTCCTCTAAGAACTCAGCAAAACTCTGAAACGAATCCGCTAAACTGAGAAGGGTGGGAGCGAAAGCTTCTCCAATGGTGATGCCCGCTGACTCACTCGCAGCTTCAATACGCTTGAGAGAGAAGAACAGCCTGTCGTTAAGTGCGCTCTCTAGGGCAGCCGCCGCACCGCGAGAGTCGAGGAGCTTCTGTTTGAGTACTTGGAATTCCTCGCCCATCTCCGAGATAACCGCCGCCGCGACACCGGCCCTGTTGCGGAAGATCTCAATGAGCTGATTGAAGTCAAGCTGTCCGGAAGTGAGTAGCTGCAGTTCTTGGCCTGTGACACCAAACTGCTTACCCAAGCGGATCATGACCCCCTTGAGTCGAGTACCTGCAATACCGCCCTTCTGACCTGCGTTAGCAAGCAGACCCAAGAGCGCTACGGTAGTCTCAAAGTCATTGCCCGTGATGTTGGCTACCGAACCTACGTTCTTCATAGCCTGACCGAAGTTCTCGGTGCTCAGGGCTGTCTCCTTAAACGCCACAGCCATCACATCGGCTACGCGGGTGGCGTTAAGGTTTTCGTTGCTGAACTGACGTACAGCTTCAGCGATGGTGGTTCCTGTCTTAACAAGGTCGCCACCGAACACAGCAGTGATACGTGTGGCTGCCTGTACGCCACCGACCACTTCTCTTGTACCAAAGCCAAGCTTCGCAAGTTCGAGCTGGAGGTTAGCTACCTGCGTCGCTGTAAAGACCGTGGTACGGCCCAGTCTCTTGGCCTCGCTCTCTAAGAGCGATAATCCCTGGCCGCTCGTAACAGCTTGCAACTGAGCTTGCAACTGGTCGAAACCGGCTGCAGTCTTAATAGCTGCGGCTGCTACGAGACCAAAGGCCAGAGAGAATGTTCGTGAAAAACCCTGACCAAAAGCTACTGCTTCACCTCTAAGCTTTTTTAGCTGTGCGCTTACCCTTTCGGAGTTGGTCATGAACCTCGTTACGTCGAGGGTCATGATTGCCGACAACCGGCTTATGGTGGACAGACTTGCCATGTCAGAACTTTTTCATTTTCTCCAGGAGAGCGGCTGCTTCTTCTTTAGAAGAGACGCCTCCCTGATTACGCTTAGACTTACTGAATGGATTGAAATCGTCAGGACCGTATCGTTTACCCTTTGAGGCATTTGCATTTGCAAACAACGCCATCATAGATGATGTCCGATCCCAGTCTCTCCGAAGTCTCCCCAAAACTCCCTCCCTGTACCAGATGAATTCCCGCATCGTCATTTCCCAGAACTGATCGGGTAACAGCCCAAATTCAATGGCTGTCTGGTACATGGCCTCCCAAGTGAACTCTTCCCCACTAGATGAGGAAGAGCTATTTAGTTTCCCGGCTCCGCCTCTTCATCGGCGCCCAGAGCAGAAGACACAGCCTTCATCATCTGATCCAGCGTGTCGGGGTCATCGAGTGCTTGAGCGCACCATACGTCGAAATCCGGGAGTTCGGCTTTCTTACCCTTACGGAGAGCAAAGTTCTTTACGCCATAGTAGCAAAAAGCAGGAACGGCGGTGAGGGCATCCTCGCCCATCCAGTCCTGGATTTTATCAATAGGTACCTTGAAGTGCTGGCACATCAAGCGTAATGAGTTCAGGGTGAGTACTGCGTCGTACTTCTTTTTGCCCACCTTAAAGGTGAATTCGCCTCGTAGTTGGTTCATGTGTGGTTGTATTAAAAGTTAAGGAGGCGGTGGCAACTACACCACCGCCCCCGTTCAATTAGGGTGTATCGTTGTAGTAGATATCATCAACACCTGTCAGAGAGACAGAGTAGTTGGCGATCTCATCTACGGAACCCGTGAGAGTCACCGTGTCGATCAGAGCCTGACCGATGAATTCTTCGGTAGAGCCAGTTTCACCCACGGACCACTTGACGACGACATACTTCTTATCGCGAGCGATTTTGAAGAGGTCGGTGCCAGCGTCGTTGGTGTCTTGGATGAGACCATCAGCCTGAACACTCCACGTCTGTGAGGTCTGCTGGAGCATACCCCCAGCTCCGTCGCGAGCGACGTTCTCCACAGCGTTGCTCACCTCGATGACGCTGTTCGTGGCAGCGCCGACAAGAGTGAGAGTTGTAGTCACAGCACTAGTGGAGGTCGCAATACCGGTGAACTCGTCTCCGTTGACGACGAAGTCTCCGACGGTGTATGTAGATCCCGATGTGTCGAGTACGGGACGCTTAGACGTCGTCCCTTCGTAGTAGTAGATGGCTACGCAGTTAGCATTGATTACAGCCATGATATTCTAGTTTTAGTTATTGAATTTGTACAGTTTACCATAGCCGCGAATCGTGGCTGAGTAGGTTGAAGTGGAATCAAATGTTCCGGTGATGTTGGCGTTCTCAACAATGCCCTGGCCGATGTAGGTGATGTTTTGATCGTCTGTGCCAGTAGCTTCGTCATTGTCAATGTCCAACGTGTACTTAACGATTACGTAGTAACCGTAGTTGCACATATCGAAGATATCCGTTCCGTAAGAGTCATACGAGCCCGTATCACGGTCCTCGGAAGAAATCAAACCGTCGGCCTGGATACTCCAGCTCTGAGCCCCGATACTCGTATATGTGGCGGAGTTGCACTGGGTAGTCTTAGCCACGACTTCATCGGTAGCGTTGCTCAAGTCCAACGTAGAGTTGGTCGCAGCATAAGCCAGAGTAATCAAGGAATTTGCATTGACTACACCGTGAGGATCATTCGCCGGGTCCGATTCGATATTGTTGTATCGGAAGATTGCGGGATCGGTTCCGACAGAGTGCATATCGCTCCCATTGACCATCATGATGATGTCGTTCAATGAGGCAGACGCATCAGCCTGAGCTTCAGAAACCGCGTTAGAATAAGAGGAGTTGTCGAAAATCTTGTACGGCGTGGTGCTGGAGTATTCGTGACTCTTCAGGACATAAACACCGAGGTTGTTTGCATTAAGTAGTGACATGTGTTTTAAGTCTTAGTCGTTGTACCAAGTGAAGAGGTTGCCGTACCCACGAATCGTAGCGCTGTACGTTTGAGTTGAGTCGAAGCTACCGGTAAGAGAGATGCTTTCAATAAAGCCCTGACCCAAGTAGTTTACCCCGGATTCATAGTCTCCGATAGCATTCTGCTGATTGATGTTGGTGACGAAACGGACGACCACGTACTCTTTATTTCGAGCCAGGTCCATCAAGTTCGTGGCCCCGCGCTCAGTACCGGCGACAACACCCTGGATCAATCCATCGCATTGGACAGTCCAAGAGGCAGCACCGAGGCTCGTGTAAGTCTCAGACTCACACTGAACACCCTTGGCTACGACCTCGTCTACAGTACGAGAGATGTCTATAGATGTGTTGGTGGCAGCAGCAGCGAGAGCGAGGTCGGCGGTGTAGTCTTCAAAGTCTGTGGCGCTACCAGAAGAGCCCAAGACCCTACCGAACGCAGGACGATCGTCTTCCGCACTACTAAGGTTAGTGTCGTCTTGCTGAAAGAGCTTCACCTTGTCGGAGGTTACGAGGAAGCCTACAGCGTTATTGCCTTCTGCATCGAAAAATGCTTCAACGGCTTCGTCAAAAGTGTCGGTGTTGTCGTCGCTGACGTACACCTTATAGGGTTCTGTCGATGAGGAGCCATCATAGACGTACAACCCCATGAAATTTGCATTAAGGAGTGACATTATATTCTGTTTAACTGTTTGAGTATGCCCGCAAGGTTCGCACGTAGCTTAGCTCTGTACTGACCAGTGTGTTGCTTAATTGCGGGTTGTACGTGAGGCTTACCGGGATGGTTCCTTGTGCCTAGTTCGGCCCAGTGATCACGCCATCCCGCCTTGCCAAAAGATTGCCCCTTGAAAACTCCCTTGCCGCTGATGGCACCCACGCGGATACCGATAACGCCAGAGGGTGCCTTCTTCAACTTAACCGCCGCATAGGATCGGGACAACTCCCCTGTGCGACGTGGAGCCAGCTTAGCCATCTTCTCCTTCATCTTATCGGCGGCATCCTTCATGGCCTTGATAAGAGCATCCTCCCTCTTTTGGAGAGTCATATACTTACGCATCAATCGCGGCAAAGGGTCTGATCGCTCAAACCCAATGAAGTGAAAGTTGGTCCTCGTTGATCTGCCTACTCGTACCGCCATCAGATGTTAGGATTAGTATCATTCTGATTGTCACGGCGACGGCCACGGACACGCATACCTTCGCGACGACCCACAGGCAGGATAGAGTAGACATTGAAGCGACCGCCATTCCAAATGATCACATCATCGAAGCGGATGTCGCTAATCCATCGGCACTTGAATTCAGCCTTCATCTCACCCACGGTTTGGTCATCATCGCTAAACTCCGATGCTCCAGCCGAAGGGGTGCCCAGGTGAAGGATACTACAACGCACACCCTCTTTCCAAAGAGTCTCCTGCTCCACCGTATCACCCCAGTCATTGATGGTGCGAGTCACGCGGTAGATGTCAATCTTCTCATGTAAGCTTCCTGCCTTCATTAGAACTGACGTACACTTTGGATTAGACGGCGAACTCCCTCCTTCAACTCTGTCGTGATACCACCGATGTTCTCGGCTTCACGCATGTTGTAGTAGTGACCTACAAGCAGGAGGGCTGCTTGCTTGTATTGCTTGGGCAGAGACATGAAGTCTGTCCCGGCCTTAAAGGTGAGCTTCCAAAAGTCTTCCTGCTCTTCGGCTGCGTCATCGAGGAGATCCACGCCCTTGCGGATGTCGATATGGATAGGGTAGCGAGCGGTGATGATGCGGTTGTCGAAGTCCATACCATCCGTCACCTCGTAGTAGCGGTAGTAAGTCTCAATCGTGGTATCGTCGTAGAGAGCTAGGAGCTTGATGCGGTACAGACCGACATTAAGAGTCACGTTCGTAAGCAAATCGCCATTGCCATCGGCAGAAAGCACCACGGGCGTCACTTGCGTGTCGGCTACATACCCTCCATCAGCAAAGGAGTACTTCTCCCATGTGTAGGTGAGATCCGTCAGGCCAGTCACCTCTCCAAACTTATCACTAGAGACATTCAGGGCGGCAACAGTGTAAGAGCCGTAGCTCGCCTCGTACACCACGGAGTTGCCCCAGCTCGACACCGCGCTGGCATCGTCAGCGTCGGGGACCTTAGAGTATGGCTTGTAGTCCTTGCTCCAGGGACGCTCATCATCGGCGTCTTCGGAAAGGTAGTAGAGCTGGCCCAAAGAGGTCACGCCTTGGATGCCCGATACCGACAAGGGAAGCTTACTCTCGTCTTTGTTGATATACAGCTCCACCTCGTGCTCACCGAGCAAACGGTCGCTGAGGTTTTGCATGTAGTCCACAGCAGCTTCAAGGTAGATCAGCAACAGATCATCCTCCGAGTCGTCGATGGCACGGACATGGCTACGCATAAGCGCAGTCGCAGCAGCCTCCACCTCAGCCAGTGACTCACCCTCACCGGGGTTGTCCGTTACTGGTTCCTGAGCGTAGAAGAGGCGCAGTGCCTTCTCGGATGATAGTCGTGATACCTTTGTGTGCATGTAGAGAGATAAAAGGGGGCCAGGCCATTTCCTAGCCCCCAATTATTTTAGTTATTCAGGCAGCCTTACTCGGTTGCACCCATGTTCTTGAGACCCTGGAATCCATCACCCTGCAAAGTCTTGAAGGACTTGTAAGCATTGGCGATGATCCGCACGATGCCGTGGTTGGCATCAGTGTAAGGGTCAACCATGATGTTCAATCCACCCCAGTTACCCATCACACACTGAGAAGCATCCACAAAGTGCATGCGACCTGTAGTCACTGATGAAGAAACGATGGTTTCGTACCCAATCACATTCAAGCGATCGAGTGGGCTAGTACCCATCAACATTCCTGAACCTGAGTCCAAGCTCAAAGTACGAGCCTTACGGAATGCTGCTGCTGAAGACAACACCTTGATGTTTGTCAAGTCAACATCAGCTCCCAACAAAGCAGCCTCCAATGTGAGGGGGTTCACTTCAGTGCCAGTCTCGGCGTAAGCGTTAGAAGCTGCGCCAGAAGCAGTAGCGATTTCGGCTGCGATGTCTGCGTTGAACTTAGCCTCGACAGCCTTGCGGATATCTGCGGCCAAGAAAGCACCCATATCGTCAGCAGACTGAGCGAGCATCTGCTCAGTAACCTTGGTGTAGGCGCTGTAACGGTTAGGGTTCAAAGTAACAGCAGCGAAACCAGCAGCTTCGATTTCAGCGGTTGCACCTTCAGCAACTTTCTCACCTTCGATTGCTGTGCCCTGAACCTGGAAAACCACGTCACCCGTGAGGTTGTTCAAAGTACGAGCTCCGAGCTGAGTACCGATGTCGCGAGGACGGAAGGCAGCTACGAGGCCAGCGTCCTGCTTACCGATAGCACCTCCGAAGGCGTCGACGTGAGCTTGACCTGTGCCAGCATTAGCGTCAGCGAGACCAAGGGCGCCGTCATCAACACGGAGAACCATAGAAGGAACAGAGAAACCTCCGCTCACGTTGATCTTAGAACTAGCAAACTCGCTGCGAGCTTCTTGGTTCATTTCGGCTTCGAGGCCGGTCAAGCGACCCTGTGCCGCTTCTTTAATTGCCTTACCAAAGCTGTAGCGCTTTGATACGTGCATTTCAGTATCGCCCAAACCCTGTACGTAGGCCGGGGCAGTTTTTTTCTTGTCTGACATTTGTTCAGATTTTGATTTTTGAGTACGAGCCTCCGGCTCTTTATTAGAAACTTGGCGTGGAACGAGTTCTCCGCCGGGCAGCCCGTAAGCATTAACTACGAGGTCTGGGTCTGCTAAAAGTACCTCGGTTTCTTTTGTGCGCTCTTCGTCTTCCTCTCCATCTTCCTCTTCCTCCTCCATACGCTCTTCGTCTTCTTCCTCTTCTTCAGATTCTTCCATACGCTCTTCGTCTTCTTCCTCCTCCTCTTCGCTGCCGTCCATGTATGCACGGTCATCTTTTTCTTCCTCCTCCTCTTCTGAGCGTTGAACAGCGGGGATCACGTTGTTGCCTTCGCAACCACAGTCCTCTTTATCTGAAGAAGCCTCTTCGACTACGAGCTCCTCTTCGCGAACTTCTTCTTGTTCAATAGACATTACTTCTTCGTTTGCGAGAGCCAGCTCCATAGAGCGGAGTCCGACCTCTGTTGTAGGGTACGCACCTTGCGTCGTTGGGCTTACATCGAAAAGCAATCCTACTTCGGTGATGGTGCGAAGGTTGAGACCGTCATCACGACGTTCCCACTCGTCACCCCGCACCGTGAAGCCGAAGCTGCTAGTCGATACATTACCCATGCGGATGTTCTCCGCAAGATCTCTGGCGTAGCTCTGGTTGCCAAGCTCGAAGCGATACTTGAGTCCCCGTTCATCAACCTCAAGCAACAGGCCGCGACCCACGCGAGCGAGTGGCTGGTCAATGTTGTGGTTGAACAGAGCTACGGTATTACTCATGTCCGCCCCGTCAAAAGCTCCAGGAGCAACGCGCTCAACGAACTGACCCCCGATCTCAGTCTCGTCATTGAAGACAGCAGCGTAGCCTTCGACCACGTTTGGCTTGCCTTCCTCTGAACGGACCTCAACACTGGAGGACAGGAATCGCTTTTCTACGTTTTTCTGTGCCATCGTTGGGTTATTTAGTACTCAGTGGGTGGCCCTTCGGGAACAAGTCCGTATCGTGCTTTCCACTGCGAAACTTTTCATTTCTAAGGGCATACAGGAATGAGTTCACACGAGCGTATGCCCACTGCTCGGGTGACTTTACGTTAGGCCGGACAGATCCGGGGTTAGTCTTATAGGCTCCGACACCGCGCTTGAAGACAGCGGTGAGGGTGCGGAGGTTCGTCTTCTTAGTGGGGGCCGTGACCTTTTCGTTGTGATCCTCCACTTTCTTTTTGAGACCTTCCTTTACAGCCCCTGTGACCTCGGAACGGCTATCACCCGTGGCATCGTCATGGGTGCTGCATGCCATATACACCTTCTCGCCTTCGAGCTCGTGCTCATGGTATCCGGTGCATCCGATAGACTCAGCATGAGCCAGGGCTGCCTCTGGGGAGTCGAATACGGGGGATCCGTCAATCTCGCCTACCTTGGCACGGCCCTCGGCCTTGTTGATCACTCCACTGCACCAGCTACGCATAGTGGTTCCACCCCAAGCTGCATACATGATGCTGCCGCAGATCTCCTTTTCATTGTCGTCAAAGAACTTACCCTGATTGTAAGTCTCCGCTCGGGATAGGAAAGAGAAAGTCCTCTTCACCGTAGATAGGCTAAGCTTCTCTCCGGAGGCCAACTGATTTGCTCGCTGCCAACCGACGGCGGTTCCACACTTCGTTCCGTTTTTCTCACGGTGGCGCAGGGCACGCCGAGCGGCTGCCTTAGCTGTATCTGGATATCCACCGTAAGTCTTAGCCATCAGACGAGGTTCTTAGCTGTCAAGTTGGTGACAGCACCAGCGGCATCATTGTCAGAAAATCCGATTTCGTGACGCAAGACGTCCTTGCCAATTCTCTGGTACCACACTCCCTCAGTGGCAACAGTAGAATCGTCACCGGAAGAACCGAGCGAATTATTTACAGCAACATACCATGGCTTGCTGCTGGAGGTGTCAATCTTACTGACTAGAGTAGCTTCACTCGCCGCCATATTAACCTGCAATTCTCCGATAAGCTCGAAAAGTGCGCTCGCAGGATTTGCTTCTGTAACTGTTGTTGTGTATTCGTAAACAGGGCGGAACGGTACACTATTGTCGACAAAGTCGTTATTGCCAACAGCAGCAGTGTCATGTTTGCCTCTGCAGCTTACGATTTTATACTTGTAGAAATAATCAGCCATTTTCTTCGTTTGTAGTATTTGTTACTGAATCAGCATAGTCCTGCATGCGATCCAAAGGAATCATGTTGACTTGGATGTGGTGAGAATCGCCTCCATCAACCGGGCCAAGTCCCTCCTTACCCCGCACCTCATTGATCGACATAACTCCATCCTGCAAGGCTTGATGGTAGAATTTGGATCTTGATTCGCTGTCCGCGCGTAACAGGGTGTCGACATTAAATTGGCATTGGAGGGTTTCATCCTCACTCAAGAGCTTGCGTTCGACTTCGTTTTCAATACGACGAACCCAAGGGAGGATGGTGCTTTGCTGGAACTGAAGGACCTGCTGCTCGTAGTTGCTGTAAGCAGTGTTTCCTTCCAAGCCAATCATTGCAGGAGGCACAGAGTAGATACGCGCAATCTCTTCCGTGCTGTACTTTTTCATCTGCAAGAACTGGATCTGATCCAGAGATACCGATAGTGGTTGGTATTGAAAGCCTCCGCCAAGGATGGCAATCTTGTGAGCGTTGTGCTTACCCATGTACTCGCGCTCCCACATCTCCTGGGCTTGCTTCATCTGGTCTGCGCTCATGTGTTCCTTCGTAGAGAGGATACCTCCCATCATACCCCCGCTCTCAAAGAACTTGGCACCGAAGTCTTGCACCGCCTTGGCCGTAGTAAAGTTTTGGATCTGCATGTGCGTGGGGTTGATGCCACGGAATGCGTTGATCTCCAACATGTCTGCTTGATGCACCGCGTTAGGGGCACCATCGTAGGTGTACCACTTCTCGCCCGTCTCAGGGTGGATGGTGTGGCTAACCCGGATCGCCGGGATGTAGAAAAGCTCCATGTTGCCGGGCTCTCTGCTGATGTAAGCATAGCCGGTACCGTGAAGCAAAGCGTCTGAACACATGAGCTGCCAAAACTCGTATGCACCGAGATACTTGTTTGGCTCCCTAGAAATCAGTCGGTGGACTGGATGGGCGGCGAGTAGATCCCGCGATCCGTTGGGAGATACTCTAACCACCGAGGCTTCAAGACTGGCAATAGTGTCGGCGATTTTGCTGACACACGCATAGACAGCAGACAGCTCCAGCGCGTCCGTTCCAAACTTGTAACCCTCACCATACAACCGAACATACTGTGTGCGTAAGGCTGCTGTTGGTGAAACAAAGGTTGAACGGGAAGTAGCGGCGCGGAAGAGTCTAGTGAAGATGCTAGGCTTGGATGCTCCTTCAGACATTGGCACGAAAGTATTACTGATTAAGTGAGCGGAACAGGTTGTCACGCATTGGAACCGCCGATCACCGCCATAAAGAATTCAAAGTCCGGAGCATCGTCCTCCACGAAGGTCAAGGCTTCACCCATAGCCATGACTGCTGCAACCACCCCGTCGATCTTATCCCCACTCTTGGACTTGTCTGGTTTGATGTTTCCGCTGGCATCAAAACGCAAGCTTACGTTACCCATCATCCACCTAAGAACTTCGTCACCCCCGTGACAGACCTTGCCCTGGAGCACACACTTTTCAAACTCCTTAGACGGGAAGGACATAGAGGCAAAACCCTGGCCGAACGGATCACAGGGAACACCATCGCCCTCTAGGTCGCGGATAAGGTTGAGGGAGTTCCATCGGTCATACGCCACACCCTTTACGAGATACTTCTCCATAAGGTTGCGTTCGTCGTACTTCACCTTACCGTCCTGAATGTAGTGACCACTGATCAGTCTACGAATCACATTGTAATCCGTGACGTTCCCGGGGGTTAAGTGTACGTGAGGGTCGTCCCTGAACCCAAGGTACACGCTACTCTCATCTTTGTCCAGGCGACGCTCCACAGCACGCTCCGGCATAAAGTAGTGCATCTCAAAACCCCAGCCCTTATCATCGTTGCCCGTGCAGATCGCAAGCGCCGTGATGTCATCGGTCGAAGCGAGATCGAGTCCCAAGTACGCGACGGGCTTGCTCGCTTTCTCGTCTATGACGTGAGTAACGTGAGGCTCGCGACAGTTGGCGTCGCTCATCCAATCGTCGTCCGGAATCCACACGGCCTCTGATCCCACGAACACGTTCAAGTGCTTTACCATAAACTCGGTGATGGAACGGCTCCCATAGAGCTTTGCGTTTTTGCATTGCGCCTCTAGATACTCTTTACTAATAGAGACCGAAAGGTTAGGGTTCGATTTTAGCCATGACTGGTAATCGTCCCATGCGTCCTCCTCGTCGATCTCATACGGAAGGATAAGCAATCGGTCATTACTCTTCGTGCCATCAAGGACAGACTTACCAGCCTTCATAAACATGGCGCAAGGTCCGTCAGCAACAAAGCCGGCTGTCGTGATAGCCAGCATCAAGGGTGACTGACGTGACCCCATAGATGAGGCTAGGACGCGGTACAGGTCTGCTGTCTTCATAGCGTGGAACTCGTCAACCACAGCGAGATTCAGATTGAGACCGTCAAGGGTGTTCGCGTCAGAACTCAGCGGTTTGATAACGCCATTGCGAGGAGTCTTCACCTCAGCACGTTGCACCGTGAAGCGCTTGGAAAGAGCAGCGCTACTCTTCACGCATCTGCATATCTCATCAAACACCTCCTTAGCCTGATCCCTCTTAGTAGCTGCTGTGACAAGCTGAGGGGCTCCATCACCATCAAGGGTAGCCATTGCCAAAGCTATAGCTGCAGCAAGTTGGGACTTACCATTCTTACGTGCAACGAACAAGTGAGCAGTATTGAATCGCCGGTGGCCTAATGACTTGCTCACCCACCCAAATATCTGCCCGACAAAAAAAACCTGCCATGGCTCCAGCAGGAAAGGCTTACCCGCCAGCTCCCCACGGGTGTGTACGCACACGCGCTCTATGAAGTTCAGGTACCGAGCGGCTTCCCGAGCATCGAACTTCCACTCCCAATCTTCGTTTTCTAGGTCCGTGACAAAGCGATCCGCTGCGAGCTTAATGTATTTACCCGTAGGGATTTCATCGTTAAGCACGCCATGGGCATACTCAAACATTTTAATCACGACTGTCGCGTCGACTCCTGACATTAAATCAAATCGTCAATCTCGTCGCCCTCTTGGGATTTGTCATTGGCGCTACTAGCGTTGGCCGCCGCCCCTAGGATACGGCTGCGGTCCATGGGACTGAGCCCCAGCTTGGCACTGAGCTTGAGCACCTGATCCTGAGCCTTCGACAAGGCGGTAAACGCCCCACTAACATTTGATGTTCCGTTAGGGTAAACCTGGATAGCGTCTCCAAACCCATGCACATGACGAGCAACAGCGATATAGATTGCAAGGCTTTTCGCAAGCATAGTGACGGTGATAACATCAACTGATTCGATTAGACCTCGGTCGTTGAGGTAGTTCACCACAATTTCAAAGAGGCGGTTGCCGTCATCGTCCAACTGGAAGATGGGCTTCAGGTCCTTGGAGCCGATCTTATTGATGGCGTTCTTTACGTCGTCACCTTCCTTGCTATTATTAAGCTGCTCTACGGCAGCCTTCATACGGTCTAGTGTATCTGACATCAGGCGTGAAGATTGTGGTAGTTCCAGATGCGCCACCCATACACCGTGCCACTGGTTTTTAGAGCTACTAGCGTGATACAGGCATTGCTTCTGTTGAGTTGGTAACCTTGAGAATTCTGAACATGCTCCGATGAGCCCGAAGCCTTGGTTAGACTTATGGTGTAATTGCTGTCAAGCTGGCCGCCAGTAAAAATGGTGAAGATCTTACCGAGATTCTCCTGTGCGAGCGGCAACTCGAAAGTGTGTGACGAAGAACCACCTTGCACCTGAACCATGTCCAGAAAGTAAACCTGCTCATTGAGGTCAGCAACGGTAGTTGCATTTGGTTGAAGCTTATACATGGTCTTGACCTTCATGTGGTCGGCCCCCTGGAATGCCGGGCTCAAGAACACGGTGTCGGTGGTATCCACGCCAGTATCCATCTCCCACATCACTGTGACGTAGCCTTGGTGGATGTTGTCCACGTCTACGAAGTAACGCTCATCGAAAAGACGGATACGGAAGTTGGAGCTGTTTGCCGCAAGCATAGCAAGCTTGACCTGATCATGGATCGCAGTACACTCGCGGGCGCTCTTATGGAATACCGTGATGTCGACACGATAGGTGGTGGCGGCAGCATAGCTCTGCGTCACGGGTTCGTAGTCTACATTTCCAAGCGTGACCGTAAGGCCAGGCATTTGATCGCGCTGCGGGCGACGAGCGAAAGTTATCTTGTCTGCGGGTAGCAGGTCAGTCAGACCAGAGTAACTGATGAGGGCGCTGCGGACTTCCTGCAGCAAAGTGCTCATACTCATGTTCGAGTAATTTTTCTAAAGTGCTTACGACGGAGATAGTCCTCCCATTCCTTCTGGGTTTCAAAGTACACACCCTTGCCCGAGTAGCTGGCCCGCCTCACGTTGCATGATCGGCAACTGCCCACGATGTTCTCTTGATCAAAGAATTCTGATCGAGACGTTAAACGTGAAGAGGGGATGATGTGGTCAGCGTCCGTCGCTTCAGTGGCGATGCCGCATGCCAGGCACCACACGCACAGAGGGTCGCGGAACAAAACCGCATCCCGAGTCGCTTGCCACTCCGACGTCTTGTACAACGGGTTGCTCTGCGATGCTTCGCTACCCTTAAAAGGTTTCTGCAACTGACCATCCTCCCGGCCACGCACCGATCGGCCCTTCTTCTCCGCCATCCATGGCTTTTTGCGAGCGCGTCTTTTGAGATCCATTCCGCAATGATATGACCGGTGATGTGAGCGGTGAGATGGAGAGGAAGAATCGCGAAAGTTTTTTCCGAGCAACACCACCCGATCGCCGCAAGCCTAGTAACTGCGCGGGTCCTTACCCCTACCCCCCCTACACAAAATAAACTTTTAGAAAACTATCTCTCCATCTCTCCGAGATCGGGGTTTGCCCAGTGTTTGCAAGGCTTTCCGCTGGAGAGATAGCGGTGAGGAACGGTGATATAGGGTGAGGAAGCGGCATTTCACCCCCCCTGCGCAAATCTCGCCATAATGTTTCTTTGAT